TATATGGTCGAGTTCTTCAAGGTGAGCGCCTTGGAGAAGGACTATGACATCCGGATTCAAAACAGTTCTGCACTCCCGAAAAGCGTAAGTGCTCGTACTCAAACGATTTTTGACCTTGCTGAGCGGTTTCCGGATCAGTTCACAGGTGAGCAAGTCATCGAGATGTTAGACCTCGCTCAGAGTGATAAGTTTATCGATGCGGCAACGGTTGCGGTACGCAGTGCGGAAGCCGAGAACGAGAAGCTCTATGAGGTGAAGGACGATGACGCCTTGGCACCTGTAGAGTTTGAGAACCATATCGTTCACTGGAAGACGCACACTCGGCAGATGCAGCAATTCCAATTTAAGTACAAAACCGCGAAAGTCATTCAGGAGCGGTTCAAGGATCACGTTCTAGCTCACGAGATGTTGATGGCTGAGCAGGCGGCGAAGAACCCCGCTTTTGCGATGGAGCTTCAAAAACTGCCGATGTTCCCGATGTTCTATGTCGCTCCTCCGGCTCCTATGCCTCCGATGCCCGAGATGGCACCCGAGCAGGCAATGACCGCACCTCAAGAGGGTGGAGCTCCACAAGTGATGGCACCAATGGCAGGAATGCCAGTGAATCCTTTAGTCGGTGGGGAGCCACAAGCACCGACACTTGAACCTCAACCAAACCTCGGTGACCAACTCGGTGGGGAAGTATCTCCTATTGAGCCCACTCGTGGAATTTAACGGAGACAAGCCCTAGATGAGCGAGAGCAGTCCAGTACAAAGCATACCAACGCAATCAGCTACACCACAAGCAACACCCGAGGGGACAGAACCCGTGGTGTTATCAGGCGGGGAGTCCCCTGCCTCTTGGGATGAGCTTGATGCGTTGACGGCGAAACCGAGAACACCCAAAGCCGAGCCTAAACCTAAGAAGGAAGAGAAGAAGGAAAAGCACGCTGACCCCGAGGGCGATAGCGAGGGCGAAGAGAAGCAAGAGACAAAGGGCAAATCGGAGCCTGGTGAGAAGAAAGAAACCAAAACGGTTGAAAAGGCCGAAAGTCCTGTCAAACTATTGAAATTGAAGGGTAGTGACGGAGAGATTCAAGTAGCGTCGGACGCAAAGGTACCCGTCAAGATTGACGGTAAAACCGTAGACGTTCCGCTGCAGGAAGCAATCAATCGCTACTCCCAACAAAGCCACTTGGATAAGCTCTACAAGTCTTTCAAGACCGAAAAGGAAACCTTTGAAAGCGAGCGGAAGCAAATCTCAGAGGCTTTGAATAAGTCCTATGACTACCTAGTGAACCAAAAGGACCTACGGGGCTTTCTGGACTATCTAGGCGAGGCCATGGGGGTTGATAGCCATGCACTCTATCAGGACGCTTTAGGCAACGTCCAAAAGCAGATGGAGGAGATGCAGGGGTTATCGATGGAGGAGCGCAGAATCCGAGAGCTTGAGGCGGAGAACAACTACCACCGAAAGAAGATGGAGACTGCCAAGACGCAGAAGGAAGAGGCTAAATCGAAAGCGGAGCTCGAAAGCCACGTCACGAAGGTTATGCAAGACTTCGGGATGGATAAAGCTGCACTGGTCAAGTCTTGGGATGACTTGATTAGCCTTGGATACAAGGAACAAGATATTACCCCCGAGTTTTTGGGTAACTATTACGCAAATACTCGTAAGATCGACATGATTGAGAGTCACCTTGGGTCTATTGACGCAGGACTGGCTCAAAATGCGGAGATCGTGGAGCAGTTAGCAACCTATGCAATCCAAACAGGGGCAAGTGACTCTGAGATTCAGGAAGCCATTACTCAGCTTTACGGCAAAACTCCCGAGAAGAAGTTACAGGATAAAATCGAGAAGAACATGAAGGCCAGTTCTCAGAAGGGAACAAAAGCCCAGAAGAATCCTGGTTCCGATCCGCTCTTTTTCGATGATATTTAATAAAGTACAATAATATCCGGAGGATACAATGGCACAATTCAGTTTAACCACTGCAAGTAACCTGTTCAAAATTAAGTATGGCAAGCTCTCTGAGAACACCTACAACTCAGCAAACGTCCTTCTCGGACGCGTGAAGAAAGACTTTAACTTCACTGGTAAACGCATGGATATTGCGGTTCCAGTGTCTTTCGCTGGTGGCGTGGGTTCGGGATCTCTCCCAACTGCTAACTACGCAGCAATCGAGGACGCAGTTATCACCTCGAAGAAAATGTACTCGGTCATCAAAATTGACCGCGAGTCCATCAAGGCCGCTTCTCAGAACGAAGGGGCTTTCGTCGAACTCACCAAGTACAGCGTGCAAAAGGGCGTTGAGTCCTGGATGCGTAACGGAAGCCGCGCACTGTTCAACGGTGCAGTGACCTTCTCCGATGCAAGCGTTGGAAACGGCGCACTCGGCGTGACCACTGCTGCTGCTGCAGGTGGAACGGCTGCCGCTCCTACTGTTGTCATTTCTTCCGCAACCTGGAAGGAAGCAAACTTCGAAGAGAAGGACTATATCAACGTCGACTCTGTCGCTAACGGATACTCGACTTCGGCAGTATGGGAAATTACCGCTGTAGATCCTTCGACCCGAACTGTGAGCTTGGCTCGCATCTCCGGATCGGTAGATTTGACTGCTGATGCCGGCGCTAAGACGCTCATCATGCAAAACTCCAAGGCTTCGGACATGACTGGTTTGAAGCAAGTTTTGGATGCTACCTCTGGTTCCTTGTACGGAATCAGCGTTGGCCGTCGCTGGCAGGCAGGATCTCAGATTGCGGCAGGTGGAGCAGGCTTGACCACCGACTTGATGAACCAAGCAATGCTTGAGATTCAACGCAAGTCTGGAAAAGTGCCTAACCTCATCATGTGCTCTTTTAGCCAATACCGAAAACTTCTTAACATTCTTGAGGATCAGAAACAGTATATCGTCGAACCTCGCTCTGCTGAGCTGGTCGGCAAGGTTTCTTTCCGCGGTGTTGAGTTCATGTCTTCGGCAGGTCCGGTCGGTGTGTTCCCTGAGCGTTTCATTGAAGACGATCGCATGTATCTCCTCAATGATAATTATATCGCACTGCATCATAGACCTGACTTCGGCTGGTTCGACGATGACGGATCCGTGTTCCTCCGTACCTCGGAAGATTCTTACGAGGCGCGTTACGGCGGGTACCTCGAATCCTATATTGTCCCACCATTCCACGGAGTTATCTCCGGTCTGGCTACCTAACGGATAGCTAGGCTCTCGCTGCAAGGGGTGGCTATGACTGTCCTCATGGTCACCCCTTGTTCTAACTAAACCTGAGTTTTAAACCAGAAAGGATCAAAGCCCATGCTGAGATCAGTTAAGTCCCCTCAACGCCTCCCTCGCCAACTCCATTTCAAAGTTGACGGTACCGGATCCGCATCCATCGTAATCGGATCGAAAGACGCTACCCTCACCGATAACGGGGTGGGTGACTACACGCTTACCTTCGAGCAACCCTTTGCCCGATTGCCAGTAGTAGTCGCATCTAGCATCACCGCTGGTGCAGTCGTTCAGATTGCCTCGGCTACCGCTTCGGCCTGTCAGATTGTCGTGAAAGACACCTCGGCTGCCGCACTCGATGCAGACCTCATGGTAATCGTTCAAGGGTTTGACGCCGCTGACGAATACTAAGAGACTAAGCGAGGCCCAGTAGCTCAACGGTAGAGTGTCCCCACTTCGACGTCGGGTGGGATGCGTGTGGTGGGTTCGATTCCCCCCTGGGCCTCCTAAAAGGAGATCATCAGCATGGCAAGCGTTGCAAAACAGACTTTAACACTAGGAAGTATCTCCGGCGGGTCCGGATCGTCTTCCACAATCGTGCTCGAACAGTATTCTGCCGACCACGTTTTGTTCCTCAATGTCAGTGCATTCAGCACGACCACTCTTGCAATTAGCGTGATGGGAAGTCCTGACGGGACGAATTTCGCGCAACTTGCAAGCGTCAATATTACGGCGGCCGGTAACTCAGTGCTCGCGGTTCCGACTCCACTTGCGCACGTCAAGATCAACTGGACGATGGCAGGCGGCGCTCAGACTGCAACGGTTGCCGCTTCACTCTGCTACGATAAGAGGCGTTAATGGCGAAGGTCGACCTATACCCCACTAAAAACGCTCCTCCCTCTCAGGCGGAGACTCAGACCGGAACGGTCGACGGGCAGAAGGTCGGAGCCGACACGTTTATCATCGGCGGACAGATTGTCACGGGGTCCGCTACGGTTCCTTCGGACTATGATGAGGGAATTGTTCAATACCCGTCCGCCACTCAGGAAGTGTACATTTACAAAAAGGACAGCGTCACGATTAAAACGGTGACGATCACCTACACCAACGCTTCTAAAGCCTTGATAAGTGGGTGGACGATTGCATGAGTGAGTTCACTCACAAGTTTATTTTCAAACCACTTGTAGGTGACTTTTCGCTCGATCGGGTGCCAGTATCCGGTGGCGGGGCATCAGGTACAGTGTCAAACGGTATTCTGACCCTTCCCGGCGGTGTGGAGTTTGAGATTGTGGATGGTCTGGCAATGACCGGAGATGGAGAGATCCTCCTCGAAGCCGGATCAACAATAACGATAACAGCGGTGACGTAAATGGCAAGAATACGACTAGGACAGGTCACGAGTGAGACAGCCCCCCCAGCGGGACAGGTGAGTATCTACTCAAAGATCGACGATAAACTGTATTATCAGATCTCAACGGGTGACGAGTACGAACTGTTTTCGTCGGGTACTCCTGGGATCGGTGGCTACGAGCTTGAGCAACACGAGATCGACCTCACTCAGCTTGCGGACTCAGAGATTATTTTAAGCTCGACTCCCACACAGCCCACTAGAACGATTATGACGATCGACGGGGCTGGACCTTGTTTTTACGGGGTCGATTTTACTGTGAGTGGAAACGTCGTAACATGGAGTGGACTGCGATTAGATGGACTGATCGGGTTAGATGATCTGGTGCAGATTATCTATTTCTAAACACGGAGGAGTCTTTAATGTCTCAAATTCAGAAAAAGTTTATAAAAAACGACGCGGTTGACGAAAGCAAGATTTTGCTCTTGAACGGCGGGGCACTCAAAGCCCGTAACGCTGCTGACAGTGCAAACGTAGAGCTTTTGGAACTGGACGGTTCTGACGTTCTCAAATTGCTCAAGCGACCAAGAATGGACGCTGGTGTTGCTGCTGTATCTGATGATGCAGACGTGATCACCAAAGGGTTTTTCGATGAAGGCGTTACCGACGTTCTCGGACAGCCTTCGGGAATTGCAACCCTCGACGTGAACGGTAAGCTCGAATCCTCACAGGTTCCTGCTATCGCTATCACCGATGTGTTCGTGGTGGCTGACATTACCGCTCGTGATGCTCTGACTGGCATCGAAGAGGGTGACGTTGCTAAAGTCTTGGATGCGGGTGGTGGCCTTCCTAAGACGTACATCTACGATGGTTCGGCATGGGTTGAGATCGAGTCTGGTTCGGACGTTGACACTGTTAACGGCCAAACTGGAACGGTTGTTCTTGAGTCGGACGATATTAACCTTCCGACTGCAATCCGTGGTGCAACTGAAGTTCAAGCCGCTCTCGCGCAGCTCGATACAGATCTCGGCACCGCTGAGTCTGCTATCTCGGCTCTCGAAGGCGCATCGGTTGAGTTCGTCCAAGAGAAGTTCGTGCTTTCCGCTGGTGACATTACCAACGGTTACATTGACCTCGCAAACCTTGCGATTGCCGCGTCGATCAACGCTTTTGTTGACCGTTTGGCAATTCACGCAACCGACGACTATACCTTGTCTACGGTTAGCAGCGTGACTCGCGTCACGTTCGCGGGTTCACTCATCACTGTCGGCCAAGAGAAGCTTGCCGCTGGTGACGTGGTTCGCGTGAAGTACGCAAAGCAAGCAATCGTCTAATCTGAAATGAGGCAGGGGGGGCGCAAGTCCCCTCTGTTTTTACCGCATGGGTTTTCTTGAGCAATACGCACGGTTTAACAACTTCCTAGAGTCCACCAAAATCGAGTTCATCGACAAGGTGGAAGATTTTCCCGAGGCAGTATCGGGCGTTATTGCGCTTCTAGATAACCAAACCTATTTCATCACGACGACCGTCGATCTCTTGGGCGCGCGGATTGTGTGTGGACAAAACACAACACTCATCGGCGGAAGTTCTGAAAACTGCATTCTAAAGTCCACAGGTTTAGCGGCGTCAACTGCACTCATCACCTCGCAGTACAGCCTCCCGATGCGAAACCTTTCGATCACTCACGGGACGGCGCTTGACCTAAACGGCTCTGGCACTCCTACGGCTGCACTCGATTGGTTCGGAGTCAACTTCCTAGATTGCAACTCGTCTGGCGGCGGCTCGGGGGTGGGCACGATTCAAAATTACAGCAACTTCATCATGTCCGACTGCGCTCTGTTGAATAGCTCAGGAATGACTTTCAATGGCACGATCGGGACGGTGGGTTTTACGCAATGCTTGTTCTCTGGTGTGGCGGCGCAGACGACTTTGAATTTCCCGTCGACCCTGACCATCACTCGCAGAATCCGAGTGACCTATTCCTCGTTCGTAGCATTTGGTGGAGCTACTGCAATCGACGTGAGCACGTCGGCTGTCATACCTGTCGAGGGCTACATTCTCGATACGGTTAACTTTAGCGGCGGCGCGACTTATACGGCGGGTGTCCAGTTCAACGACAACAAGGCGCTCTTCACCAACTGCAAAGGCATCGGAAACTCGGCTGAGATCGGACAGTGTTACTTCACCAACAACACGACACAAAACACGATTGCGACCACAGGGGTTTTCGAGAAAATCGTGGGAACGACCACGGCAAGCTCAGTCAACCAGAAGTTCGATCATACCAATAACCGGCTGACCTATACCGGCGGCATCACTCGCTCTTTCCGAGTGACAGCCTCCTGTTCAGCTCAGGCCATTACGACCAACAACACGATCATTTTGGTTAGGGCTGCAAAGAACGGAACGACAATCGCAGAGTCAGAATCTCAGGCGACCACCTCAGCCACGGGCCGAAACGA